CGCCCAATGATGTGGTTATTTTGCGCCATGATTTATTATCTCCTTAATTCTTTATATTATATTTAGAAGGAAAGGGGATTGCTCCCCAATCCTTAAATGATTTCAGAGAACGATACACCAGTTCTTGTAATAATAATCTGGACGTTAATGTACTCGATAGTTTTTGTAGGTTGGACATAAATATCAATCGCAAGAGTGTTATTATCAATAACCTGTGGAGTGTTGTTTGTTTCATCACAAACAACTTGATAAGCAGTTAATCCACCACCAGCGTAAACGGTTCTCAGGAACCCATCCAAACCAGCTTTAACGCGTGAACGTACCTTATCAGTGTTAGCTTCGAACATATAAGCTAATAGTGAAGGCTCAATTGTATTTTCAATATACAACAACAGTCTTCTAACATTGATACGATCAGTTGCAGATTGTTTAACCTGTCCGGTTTTCTGTCCCCACATAATATCACCAGCGCCTCTAATTCTCTTCGAGGTATTGATGTTGTAATTGTAAAGATAACCGATTTCCGATTCATTAAAGATTTTGTACTGTCCAATTGAAGGTAGTACGCCACGTGATAAACCAGCGGGAGCATCCCATACATTCGCAACGGCGTCATTTCTTGCTAGAAGTGCACCAGCGAATACTGATTTAGGCACGTATAGATTTTTTCCAGAATAAGAATCTGAAATAAGATCACTACCGGCATAGATAGCTACGTAAGATGAATTGAATGAAGAAGACTTTCCTTCAACGATCGTAGTAACATTAGTTGCCGAAACGGCACCAGTACCAACAACCGCAATACAGTCTCTACGTGAGTTAGCAATATTTGCAACCGCGACGTTGTCTGTATTTTGAGTGCTTGGATCATAAGGACCTATTAAAATATTTGGTGTCGATGCTTCCTTACTGGAGAATAAACTCCAAGCGCCGGCAATGTCAGAATTTATCATGGTTGAGGCACCTGTTCCTAACGGAACAATACCACAAGTAGAAAGATCATAACTAAAGTTAGTTCCATCTGTTTT